CGGAAGGAAAGTACTGCATCAGCACTCGATAGTCTTCCGAGTGCACGATAATGTCATCGCCGTAAACGTAGACATGGCTCTTCGCTCTGTCGAGAGAATAGCCACCGACGTTTACTAACAGACTGACGGCCAGTGCCCAGAAACAAAGCGCTTCAACGGGAAAGCATAAAGCACTTCCCATTGGCGCAAACTTGTTGAGGGTCACTAGCGTGCCATTAGGCAAACGAGTACCTGCTGACCGACAGGCCAGTATGTATTCTAGAAGGGCAGTGCGGGAGAATAAGCGCTTTACCAGCGCTAAACTCACCCTATCACTTGCCTCCTTCATGTCTAACGTCACCCACTTGGCTCCCATAGATCCAAACAGGGCCAACCGCCTATTAACTTCTTGGTCAGTGAAATTCACATGACCTGATGTTAACGGATGGTCCTCCACCGCTCGAACGAGTGGTGAAGCAACGGCCTGTTGGATCCACTGGTACTCCAGTGGCTCGCAGGATATCAACCGCGGACCTCGTGAATCCTTCGGGACAAGCACAACTTTTGCTGTGCCAGCCTCCAGAACTTCGAAGTTTTGGAGCCTACCTAAGCTGTCGCAAAGGTGGCCCAAGGAAGCGAAGAAGTATTCCGTAACCGGAAAATACCTCTCCAGTGAAAGGAAAATACGCTTGAAGCGCATTTTCTCCCACTGGTCTTCGCCTGTGGCAACTGCACCCGGACCATGCTTGGGACGAAAGTCCTTACAAGATATGTTACAGGTGACGCGAGCTATCAGTTTGCTCGCATAATCTAGGACTGTTTGGTCGGCCTTCTCTAGGTCGACATCTAACAGTTCACGATCGGTTGCTACAAACTCATTGAGAACTTTCTCTTTGAGTTTCTCCGCGTATGGTACTTCTAACTTATATGACAAATAAGTTAGCTGCCGCAATCTGCTAACATCGTCAGCATCAGCAGACGGTTTTGGAAGACCGTCTTCAGCGAAGATCCGCTCAAACAACCACCCAAACAGTTTGGGAGTTGTTCGTCCCCGGGCTTTTTCGAAGCCTTGGACGTGGAACGGCTGAGCTCGACCAAGGGCAGCATCAACTGCTTTCCCTAATCGAGGGAGAGCCTGAGTTAAAAAATTCAGGCCCTCTTTATCTACTCTTGAAGCCAACTCACGTTGGTCTCTTGAGCTCTCGCTCTCACTGATACTGTAGACGTTTGCTACGTCCTGTACCAAGCAACTGTGACAAGCCAGCATAAAACTGGCTAAGCTATTATTCGACTCCATATGGTAGTTGATCTTAGCTGCTAACAGAGACCTGAGTACAGTCCGCCTACTATCCAATCCAATTCGATCCCAGGCAATGAGCCTATGGACCGATTTGACGAGACGGCCTATTATGGTTCGCCTCGGAGGAATCGATTCCAGTTCGAATCGGGATCCCCCACAGCAGACGACACGTTCACCACTCCAACACCAAAGATGGAGAGGAGGCGGTCGACTGTGCGTTGGATATGGACTGACGTGCCCACACCACCACTAATGCTGGGATTGAAATCCAGCACGAGGTAGGCGGCTGCGCCAGTCGGACTCGTCGCCCCAGTGGGCTTATAGTCCAAATCGATACGGAGCAGACTCCGACGCCGGCCGGTCTTAGCATCTTCACTGTGAGAAACAGTGAGAAGATCCTTCGTTCCGGTTCCGGATGTGTTGGAGTTAGTCAGAACACGAACTGTTTTCTGACCAGTCATCTCACGCAACGTATAAGTTGGTGCGATGGCCTCGTTCGGGGTATCGGGATGAGTCGTAGGTAGACCCAGGTTACTGTCTGTTAGCATTTATACTGTCTTGTGTTGTGCAGGTCGACGTTATGTCGGTTTACTGCGGTTCGGTTGTCGCGATCAGATCGCAATGGGAGCTGTGGTTCCAATACCACATCCCTAAGGTGCAGAAGTCTTCGGCCTCCTTCGAGTGTTAGCTAATGACATACTTGTCAAGAACTTACTCAAGTCGAGGCCTGGGCCCTCCTGCAACGGGGACGTCATGCGTGGTGTTTCAACACGACGTATGTAATAACTTCCGTTTCGCTCAACTGCGAATGGTGGAAGTGGCGCAGCGTCGTTCGGAATATAGAACTCGCCGTGCTCATTCTGCCCAACCGTTGAAGCCAAGGGGACCTCTAAGAGGCCCTTGTACTTCCATCCGATCTTAAGACTGTGGCAAAAATCCACAATGTTAACTCGGATGGGCAACGCGGTCTTTTGGTAGTTGGATTCCATCCAATCACCAACATTGATAAACCAATCAATGACAAAGGAGAACGGCACTGCTTCCCACAATATCGACGGGTCCCAATTAACGCCAAGGCTATCTAACACTACAAGTAGTGTTTTATAACGTTGGGCTAGTTGAGGACACTCGTAGATATAAATCATTGTCGCTGAGTAGCGGCAACTTGTGACAAGCGGTGTAACGTGATCCTGAGTAAATGACCACGAACTTCGGTCTATCTCATACACTACAGACCATGCCTCGGGAGGGACAATCGTCCCTCCATGAGTCACAATGGGACCCGATAAGACTCGGCGATCGGCTAAGGAAAGATCCTGATGCCAATGCCTAATCTGTAAGGTCCCCATGCGCGTGAAGAAGTCTACGAACCGTTTTCGGAACGTATTCATCAACTCGAACATGCTGAGCACATCATTAACAAAGGGCCGGAGTCCAAGGCCGTATTGGAGATGAATCTCTGACGCGGTTTTGGAACTGAAGGTATCCCTCAGTATAGCTCGCTTCTTGGATTTTGACGTACCGGAATTGACAATTCTTTTCCAGTTATCGATCATCTTCCTATAGAACTGAATTAGGGACTTAAAGTCCTTTAATTCGTTCAAGAAGTTAAGCAGGCTCACAGCCTCTGGTATCTTTGGCTTCATGGTCGAGAACGCCCGATAGGACCAGTGGTCCCATTTGAAGTTCTCATTCCAACGAAGCTGGAACTCAGGAAGTACCGTCGTGTCTGTGTACCGTATCCAGGCTGGAAACGGAACAGATGTCTCAACTTTAGAGACATAGACATGAACAGGATCCGCCGAATTCGGAACATGCGTTATCGCATATCCATAGAATAAGGGGAAGCTATCCGCGTTTACACTAGGATGATCATTGAGTTTCAGATGCTTGCAAGGGTTACTCCCACGTTTGCCCGAGTTGTTATACTCGATCCAATCACGTCTGCGAAGGCAATCAAAAGTCCATAAATGACTATGATCGACTCGTTCGTGAGTCTCATCCTTTACTCGCGTTACAGCGACTAAAGTGGTGGACACAGGGGTATCCTTGGTTAACATGACGATGTGTGGTATGATCTATTTACTAGGTTGTATTACTAGCAGTGGATCGGAGACGGCCCTCACGAGAGCCGTCGACCGATA